TTTTTATGGCATTTATCCGTAGAAAGTCAAAAGCCTATCCTTGGCCTGTTGAAATCAAACGTCCTTCTGAAACAAATCCTGGTGAATTTGATACAGATACGTTTACTATTAAATTTAAAAGGTTAAGTAAAAAAGAGTTAAATTCTTTTAGTGAGGCAGAAGAAGATAAAGCATTAGAAAAAATTGTTCTTGGTTGGAGTGATATTACAGAGGAAGATGGAACTGAGATTCCTTTCACCAAAGCAAATTTAAAAGAGTTTTCAGAAGATATTGATTTTACGGCTGGTGTTGTTGAGGCGTTCCAATCTTTCTACACAAAAGGTAAGGAGGGAAACTAAGAGAGGCCGCTATTTACTGGGCTTCTGGCGGCAAAGAAGTTATAGATATGACTCAAGACGATGCAAAAGCATTTGGTATTGAGATTCCTAAAAGTCCAGAGAAGAAAGATGAATTTGAAGTATGGGAATGTAATTGGGAAACAATAAATATGTTTTTATACATGCAGACTCAGTGGGAAGTTTCCATGTCTGGTTATGTTGGCTTAAAATATGAGGTATTATTAATGGCTGGAGGACTATTTGACCTCTACAATATAGAAGACCGCACTGAGGTATTAGAAGGGCTTCAAATTATGGAAACTGCGGCTTTAAAGGAATTTCATAAAAAGGAGTCTAAATAATGGCTGGACAAGTTGGAAAACTGACGCTTAAAGCCGTTATTGAGGGCTTTGAAGAAGTACAGGGTTTAGGAAAGGCTTTAAAACAAGTTCAAGGTATAGCTAATCAATCGGATGCGTCTTTTAAAAATATAACAACAAGGGTAAAGGAGTTTGCTAGGCAAAATGTAAAGACTACTGATTCAATTCGAGGTCAGATTGCTGCTTTTACTCGTTTAAGAGGCAGTGTTGGGGTCGCTTCTAATTCATATACAGCTTTAACAAAAAACATACAGGAACTAAGGAGAGAACTCGTAGGTTTAGATACGGCAGAGGAAAAGAGAGCAAAGAAAGACAGGCTTAGACGAATGGGCTTTTCGGATGCAGAAATCCGAAGGGAGATGAGGACTCAAAATCAATTAATTGAAAGGGCAACTTCAGGAAGGGTATATGACCAAACGACGAAAGGTATAAGACAAGGAATTTTAGATCAACGGGTATCAGATACCCCGATGATGCTTAAGGGGAAAGTAAATAGAGAGTATGTTGATTCGTTCTTAGAGGCAGCAAGAGAAAATAATGAATTTACTGCATTACAAAACAGATTAAATTTAAGGCTAGAGGCACAATTATCTCAGTCGCAAGTTCAATCGCAATTTGCCACTCCGAAAGTATTAGGGCCAGAAGACGATAGACGATTTATAAAAAGAACTCCAAGGTATCCAGGTGAATATGGGCCTATTTTTGATCCTACGAATAAAGACATCTTTACCAAGATAATCAGGGGATCTCTTGGCGTGATGGGTGAAGCTTTTCCTGGTAGGAAAGGCGTAGGACTGACAGGTTTTAAACCAGGTTTTACAGCAGACCCAGATGCTAGGGATTATCCAGAAGATTGGATAAAAGACTGGAAAAGGCCAATGGATGTGGCTCGTCGGATTGTTGATAGAAGGATGGGAGGTGGAAAGAGAAGGACAAGTCTTCGTACTCAATGGGGAGATAATTTAAGAGATGTAAAAGGTGAAGACGGTCTTTTTGTCCCAGAGAACGTAAGGAAATGGGAGGTTCATACAGAAAGATTGCTTGGTCAAGCTTCGTTCAAGGGGAAAGTTCCTAAAGGTACAAAACTACTTGGTGCTGGTTACGATGATTGGCGTGCGCGTGCAGGTACTGAGAAAGATGCACCAATTTTTTATAGTGATATAGCGACAGGAGATGTAAGAGCAAGAGGAGGAAGATTAGGAAAGATGGTAGGTGGGCCATCTAAAGATTTAGGGCCAAGTTATCCTCAAACACCTGCTGGTGATGCTGCCAATATTGCAGCCTTAAATAAGCAATTAGTTAATTTAAAAACTAATAGTGATGGTGCGAAAAAGGTTAGACAGAAGTTATTAGAAATTGAGAACAGGATGAGCCGTGAGATGCGTAAGGCTCAAGGTGCTGTAGGAGATATGACCCGAAAAGAAAATCAAAGAATCAGAGTTCAGGAAAAACTTGCGAAGATACGACAGGAAACTGGTGGTGGGCCAGGTTTCTCAGGTAGACAGGGTTATAAGTATCAGACTAGAAAGGATATTGGGGGTGGAAGGTTTGAATATGAAGAGAGACAGGATGCTGGATGGACAAGACCTCAAGTAAGTAGAGATCCTGTTACTGGTGCGATGATCGCGCCTTCTGCGTCGGGTGGTTATGCACCTGGTTCATTCCGTATGCCTGTGCCGACTCAGGTTAGGGAAATTTCTAATTTATATAATCAGATTGCAAATATTGGGATGTCGAAGATCAATGCAGATATTGATCGAATGGGTAAAAGTTATGAAGAGGTAAGAAAAGATATTCTTGCTGCGTCGAAAGCAGGTAATAAGAGCGTTCAAAGCTTAAATGCTCAAAAAAGTGCTTTTGTTCAATTAAGAGATGGGATGAATCCTGCTAGTAAGGGGTTTAAACAACTTACTAAGGATATTCAGAATACAGATAAAGCTTTGATGAGATTAAGTGCAAACAAGTTTAGTGGTGCAAATTTAAGGAGAACAGGTCAGTCAATATTGGGGGCTGGTTTTGTTGGTGGGCCTGCTGGTTTCTTAGGCGCGGGACTTGGAGCTGGTATTGAAGCTTTAAGACCAGGTGGCGATATGGCTGGTGGTGCGATTACTGGTGGTCTTGTTGCTAGTCAAGTACTGACACCAGTTTCTCAGGCGATTGGTGGTGCTACTACTTATGCGTCAGATATTGAGAAAGCCAAAATTGCATTAAAAGGAATAACTAAAGATCAAGAAAATTATGACGTTGCTATGGCAGCAGCCGCTAAAGCGACAGAACTTTATAACGTACCGCAAGAAGTAGCGATAAAAGGAATGACAAGATTAAGTGCTGCTGTATTAGGTGCTGGTGGAAATATTCATAACGCAGCCGAAGCATTTTTAAATACAACTGTTGCAATTAAGGGTACTGCTGGTAGTGCAGATGATGTTAAGTCTGCGATCACAGCGATGGTTCAAATATATTCAAAAGGGAAGGTAAGTGCAGAAGAATTGAGTGGACAATTGGGCGAGAGATTCCCTGCGGCAGTTACGAAGTTCGCTAAAGCAAATAATATTTCGACTCAAACATTGCAGAAAAATTTGAAAGATGGAACGGTAGGATTAGACATGTTAAGTAAGTTCGTAACGAGCTTAGGTGATGAGTATGCTCCACTTGCAGAAAAGATAGCGGCTTCTTCAGAAGAAGCAGGGGCAAGGGCGCAAATTTCAATGAATAAGTTAAAGATTGCAGTTGGTACAGCTTTGAAACCTATTGGTGCAGAATTTCAAGAAATAGGAGCAGAATTGCTTCTTTCTTTAATTCCTGCGCTTAAAACTTTAGCTTCCATTGGAGCAGCAGCTTTTAGAGGTTTAGCTGCTGTTCTGAAACCTATCGCTGGACAATTGGACAGAATTATGGATGCGGTAGTTTTACTTGCTGGAGGTGCTGGCTTTGTGGCACTACAGCAATCAATTGGGGTTCTAGTTAGTGGTTCGGCTATTCCTTTATTTACTAAAGTTTTAGGGAAGTTAAGAACAGCTTTTAGAGCTTTAAGATATGAAATGATGCTAAATCCTTGGTTCGCTGCTGGTGTTGCAGCAGCAGCAATAGGCTTGAAAATTCATAAAGATAAAGTAGCTCTTGAGGAATTTATGCAAGACGTAAAAGATGGAGTGATTTCTGTGAAGGATGCCAATATTGAACTTGCAAAGATGGATGAGGTTCTTGAAGGTGGTTTTGGATCTAAATATGATGCACAAATAACTTTTTGGGAAAAATACTTTGGCCCTATTGGAAGTGAGGGAACATTACAGAAAATACGAGATGAACTTGGAAAGGTAGTTGGAGATTTAGAGTCGCTTGAAGATGGTACAAAACATACTTTTGAAGGTCTTGAGAGTACAGGGAAAGACACTTTCTCAGGATTACAGGGTGGTTGGGCGAAATTTGCAGATTCAGTGAAAAATAGTGGAGAAGAAATTGCAAACGTCACAGCATCATGGTTCGACAGGATAACTGATCACTTAAGTCAGTTCGTAACAACTGGAAAATTGAAATTTAAGGAGTTTGCTCGTTCAATTATTGCTGATATAGCGAAGATGATTGCGAAACAAATGATATTTAATATAATTTCTGGTTTTGGTGGTGGTGGTGGTATTTGGGCAGGAAAAAATCTCCCTAAAGGGATGACATATTGGGATACAGATATGGCTATTAACGCCAAAGGAAACGCCTACGGCAAAAACGGTATTGTTCCGTTTTATAAGGGAGGAGTAGTCAATAGACCTACACTCTTCCCGTTTTCCAAGGGAGTTGGCCTGATGGGTGAAGCTGGGCCTGAAGCGATTATCCCCCTCCAACGTGGTAGGGATGGAAAACTTGGAGTAGCTGGCGGCGGCGGTGCTACTACTGTGAATGTGTCAGTCGATGCGAAAGGTACTAAAGTCGAAGGCGATGGTAAGCAAATGGCTCAATTAGGCAGGATGCTTGGTTCTGCTATTGAGGCAGAATTAGTAAAACAAAAACGACCAGGAGGACTTTTAGCTTAATTTCTTATGGCTATTTTTGATGACGCTACTGTGAATTGTGTGACGGCTCCTAGTTATGCAGCAAGTGTGAGTGAAACTCCT